AAGTAGGAGGATTCCTACAAAAAGAAACAGCCCTCTGTCATGTCAACCTAGCCAAAGTAATATTACACACTGGAGATGTACCACAAGCTATTTATCACCAACAGCGTGCAGTCATTACATATGAAAGGTGTCTAGGTTTGGATCACTACGACACAGCTCATGCCTACTATACTCTGGGTATATTCACCCATCAGCAAAAACCTTCTAAAACCCCTCTCAAATTTATTCACAGAGCTAATTTTATTTATAATATAGTGGGAGGTCAGAACTTATACGATAATATTGCAACATATATGCATATTGGTGTGATGTTGCAGGATGTTGATGATAAGGAGATAGCGCGTACATACATTGAAAAAGCTCTCAAACTCAATGTATCAATGTTTGGGGAGCAAAACTTGCAAACTGGCAGACTCTGCCATCATATGGCTATCTCTTATTCGCTTTCTGCTAATTTCAAAGAAGCTTTGAATTATGAAAGGAGAAATTATGCTATTTGTAAGAATATGCTCGGAGAACAAGATATGAGAGCCATGGAATCTAAAATTTGGTTGAAACAACTAACAGAAAATGCTGTTAATGTTGCAAAAGCCCAACAGAATACACGCACTTCCAGAATGTCGTTGCTCAAACAGAAGAAAGAGGCAACGTACGCTTCGTTTAAAAAGAACGTTGATTGTTTGGTTTATGGTGATGACATTTGGATTTCTGTTTCGGATGCGATTAAAAATGACTTCAATAATATCGCCTTGTCGGAGTGCTTTAAAAGGCATGGAGTTAACTACACCGATATTGACAAGAAAGAAGTCACGCGACCATTTGTTACATTGTCCGAATCAAGCTTCCTTGGGCGGACACCCCATCTACTTGAAGGAACGATTGTGGGGGTCCTGGATGAAGATCTAATTCGGGATATAATAAATTGGACGAAATGCCGAAACTATCGGAACATTGATGGGCATATGCTCAGCACGACTCAGAGTGCTTTGATTGAGTATATGTTTTACGGCAAAAAGAAGTTTAGTGAGGTCTTTAAAAAACTGAACAAATATTGGGTTGATCGCGGGATCAACCTCAACGGATACACATACGTTGAACTGTACGAAAAGTGGCAACAAGGGGCTCTTGGAGAGGGCCAAGCTCTTTCGGCAGAATGCGTGTGCCCAATTGACAAAAAGGACATTAAATTAGCTGCTAGCTCCGCGGATTGTATAAGCGATTCGCCGGGAGTTGGGTCTCGGCAGCATGAAAGGGAATCATATATTAATCGTATTTAGCTCCCTTTGTAAACGGCTTGAGGGTTCGAACCCCTCTGGATAGCAAAGCTACAAAGGCAAACTTAATATTTT